TTATGGGAATGTTGCTACAAAGATATACTATTTGTTACAAATTACGTATTTTGTTACATTTTTTGTACTTATTGCATGATTTGGCTATAACTTCCTGAATTATCATATCTCGACATCTTTATCGAAAGTTTCTTTTTGACAACGGTAGGCAGGTATAAATTCTTTTTTGTTCCCATACAGGCAAGTCCTGACGATATGGAAGCATCATGTTTTGTACGGTTACTAATATCAAATGCACCCCAATCTTTTAAAGTAGCGTTAAATGGCATAGTGCCTATTTGATCGGGTGGGCGGTACGTGCCTTCTGTATCATACCCTACATACTGTTCAATATATGTTTGTATGGCTGAGGCGTGTGCTTGTTTAATATCTTCACTATTATTTGGAATACCGCCCAATTCTAATTCCGTTTGTGATAACTGATGCTTGTGCTTATCAGGGCGGTTCATAGCAAACGGTCTGTACCCATTGTTTTTAAGGTGGTACAGCAAACGAGGTTTATTATTCTCAATGAGTGCTGGCATACCGTAAAAATGAAGTGCCATAAGAACGTCCTCGAAAAATATTTCAGCAGTGTCAGGTCGGGCAATGTATTCTAAAAAGAAATCGTTTAATGGTGCGTCTGTCATGTGAAATCCTGTTTTGCCATGTAATGCACCCTTTGAACCACCGCCACCAACTACCCCCGATATATCATAAGGGTCACAACCAAAGCACCCAATATCTTCATTCAATGGGTAGTACAGTCCGTTTCGTTCTTGTACAGCATTTTGCATTTGTATAGGCGGAATCCATGAAACCAAAAATCTACCTTTCGGGCTTGGCGTCCATATAACTTTACTGAAACGTACACCATTATACCAACTAAAATAACCTCGAATTAAATATCGATGCCTTTCCAAGCCATCATTGTAATCTATTTGGCTGTATATTTTTTCAAGGTTAAATATCGAACTCTTACTTTCATCCCTAAAAGCATGGGAAATAGTGCGCGAATACTGGCGGTAAAATTCATTTAGATCATCTCCATCGTTTCGCTTCATGGAAACCTCGTTATTCCACCATTCTATTACGCCCATTGTTTGCCATTCCCCATCTATTCCCTTTATGGGCTTTTCGGGTGTAGCATCTACAATAGGCATACCGTATTCGTCAATATGCCCCTCTAAATTCCATTCGGTAGGAATATACAAGGCATATAGTCCACTTTTGGTTTGTCCATTCTTACTGCGTTCCATTGGGTTTGAGTCATGAAACATTTTTTTATAATTCTCACCACCATCAGACAATTTATTTGAGGTCGAACCCATCATACATTTGCCAATGATTTTTGAACCTAAGCGCAAACAAGTTTTACGTACACGCCATGCACCGAGTATATCACCTTCAATGATTTTACCCGCTTCATCCTCAAGCAGAAATTGTAATTTTTGTGAATCGTATGAGTTGTTGCCTGTACCGCGCCAACTGATTAAAGTATTTAGTCCTTCTTCTACTACCTCGTCCGAATCGTTCATATTCTTGCGGGTAATCTTTGATGCCGGTAAACTAAATTCAAGTTGTGATTTTGGCCTATCCATACCCGCTTGCATGGGTTTAAAAAAGAACGGATAATTGCCAAACATATTCACCACTTTTAGCGTAAACAAATCGGACGCATCTTTAGCGGTTTTTGACATGATACCTACATGACCGTCTTTTATGGAAGTGCCAATGTTATTACATTCCTCAGCACCCATAAATGAAAACCCCGACCTACGAATTTTAAGGTAGCATATACCAAAGCATCGAGGGTCTGCTTTACACGCTTCCCAAAAGATATAGAATATGCGATTAGCTTCACGGAAATCGGGCAATCCAACGTCAATTTTTGACCACTGCAGATACATATAATGACTGCCTGTAATGTATGTAGGTTTCCCATTATTCATAAACCAAAAGCCTTCTTCTCTGCGGTCAAATTCCTTTTCTATGTAATCAATCCACTTGGTTTTAAAAGCGTTATCTTTCTTATTCCACTCAGCCATTTTTTTAATCTTGGCAAGTTCTTTTGGGTATTCGGTAGCCTTCCATTTATTGTTTTTTTTCTCAATATGGAAAGGTTGTTTTGGCAATGCGATATTAACGCCATTGATGCAATATACTTCGCCTATCGTACCATTTTTAGATATGACAATAATATCATATTTATCATCATAGCCATACTTCCACGATTTGTTTTTATTACGGTGGTTGTATGACTGCTTGTTGATACTATCTGTAACAACAGTGTAAAGGGGCTGTATGGTTAGTAGGCTGTCGGTCAATTATGTTTTGTTAAGTGCTTTGCATTATTCAGATTTAAAGCCCATCCCATCGCTTTTTAGCGTGGGTGGGTAGTTTACTGTATTTAATTTAGATTTATTATAAATTTAGGCTTGATATTCAAGAAGTTGACAAACTGCAAATAGCCATTCCCTTCATGTTTTTCGGTATAGTCAAGGTATGCAAACCAGTCATTTAGCGCAAGGTTAAATCTGTACATATCGAATTTGTGGTTATCCGATTTGCGCAACGCCTTGTGTAGTTCGGGGTACAATTCTTCGTTCGTCATTTTTTACTGCGCCTTTCAGCAAAATTGGTTTGGTCTTTAATGTTTTTATCAATTTCAGAATCGTCCATTAGGTTATTTTCTTCCGTTTCTATTAGTTCAAGCATAGCAAGTGCATCCTCAAATGCTACACGTTTTGCCTGAGCTGCTGTTTTCATTTTCTCCGCACCTAATGGGTCGGCACTGTTACCGTCAAGGATAGGTTCTTTCAGTACCAATATGAGTTCATCCACAGCTATTTTAGCCGCTTCAAGCACCTTGCGTTTCCTATCCTTAACAGTAACTTCCATTACTACTTGTTACGTTTTGATGTTAGATAATATTTACCGTCAACGTTCTTTAAAGCCGCGCCTGTTGCAAATGTGCATCCAACAGTTGTTGCAATTACAACGCCTACGCCTTCAATTTCCATAACCTTGCAGTCATCGGATATTTGTATGAAAAGGTTGTTGGCTTTTGGCTCTTTTGCAACGCTTTCTTTTTGTTTTGGTGTTTCTTTTTCTTTCATTTTTTATAATTTAAGGGTGAGATTTCGTGTAAACATTCTGTAAAGTTTTTCGCCTTCGATATTGAACTCATATTCACTGTCGGGTTGAAATGCAACCTTGTCGCCAACTTTTAACCCCATAGTCCCCATATCATCATTCATGTATTTTATGATGCCTATAAGTGGCTCGTTAGTTGGTTTTATGAAGCAATATGGCGCAGGTGCTATCCATTGGCCATCATGCTTGTACATAAACCATTGGTCGTCAAATATGAAGTAGAGATTATCGCGGAAATATGACGGGCCTGATTTCTCTCTGCCTTTCATATCCAAATATTTTCTGAATGTATTATGATGCACAAGCAATGTATCGCCTACTTGCGCACCGCCTTTGTAACTGAGTGGCAGTGCAATTATTTTAGCCTGGCGATTTGTAGTTTTATGATCTTCCTGGCTAACGCTTAATACCAAGCCATTTTCAGCGACATTTGCATATCGCTTTCCGTCTATGGGTTCTGCTATGAAAAAATGGGGACTACGCATTAATAATTTATATTATATTCAACACTTATCGGCATCGCTGCATTGTATGATTTCCACATAACAATTTCAGAAGTTTCTACACTCTGAATCCATATCTCTACCGATATCGGGATTTGTTTTATTAAATGTATTTTATAGGTGTCGTTTAACACAGATTGCCCCACAATGTAGTGCATGGCTGTTTTGTAATCAGACCCTATGGCTATTCTGCGTATCATATTCGCGTAATTTCCCCGTTATCTAAATTGATACTTATGCCTGCCCCATACTTTTCGCTTAGTATTGTCATGGCATTCTCAAAGTCAGATTCCGTTTGCGCGTGTTGTCGCATAAGTCGTGGCTTGTTGGCTATAATTTGCTGTTCTGCTACGAAGTTGTTTGCCATGTCAACTATTGTTTTTTGCCTTGCTTCGTGCTTTTGTTTTAAATCATCAAGCTCATGCGCTTCGATGATTTCCTTTGTGACTATTGGGGTTTTTGCCATTTTATTTAATTTAATTTTATTGTTATACTAATAGATAAACCATGTGTCGGTTGCGGTTTTCTTTAACCGCTTACTATCACCTGCCGATATTGTTGCTGTGCCATTTAGTGTAACACCAACTGCACCGGCTACGGTAATTGTATCAGCAGAACCATTGCATACTAATATTTCTGCACCTGTTGTAAATGCCATATTAGCATTAGTATCAATAGTAAATGAAGCATTACCGCTACCTGTATATGTAAGCGTTTTATTTTCGGTATTTAGCTGAAATGTATATGTGGTAATGGTTGTATTGATTATACTTCTGGGATAAACATATGTTGAAACATCAGCAGCAGTAAAGTTTTTTGTACTGTTATCGTTGCCCGAAGTGCCGATCCACTTATCGGTTGCGATAATTGGTGATGATGTATCGTATGATGCAATGTTTGCCATAATGCGTAATTTGTTACAAAAGTAGTAATTAAATATTATTCTACATTCTTTTTATTTTGCTCAGGAGTTTCCATTTCCGTTACATCGTCAGCATTAACGGTTTTACCTTGTACTTCCACCCCGAAAAAAGGCAAAATGCCATTCGCAATCGCTAATAGCAAACCTAATACAGACTGAATAACCGTGCCTGTTTCAACGGGGATGAAAGGCTGTGTACCTACCCATCCAATTACAATACCTGCAATAACTGAAAATACCTTTACAAAACCTGCCCAATTAGCGGGAGTTGGATTTTTTAATTGTGATCTTCCGAATTTTATATTACCCATTTTGTATTAATTATGTTACAAAAATACGTAATAATATGTAATATGTTACATTTTATTGGCGAAACAAAAAAAACTACCATTGCTGATAGTTTCTTTTTTTTAGTTAGAGAATAGCGTTTACATAAGATATAGTTTTACTCCGTCAGGATTGGAATACAAATATACTAAATTAATTATTCACCAACCTTAAAAATCCTTTGCATGATGATATTGCCCGACCGC